CACGACGCTCTTCCGATCTGTGCGGCGGGGCTGGTGGGGTCGGTGCTCTGGTAGATGCTGCCAACGGGGTAGTAGCCAAGCTTATCGGCGGCTTCCCCTTTCAGTGCGTCGATGACAGCTCGAAACTGCTGCACCAAAGTGCCGGTGGGGATTCCATTCACGCCGTCCCGCATGACGCCGCAGATGGCCTCATCCGCGCGGGTGTCGGTGATGTCGGCGGCGGTGACGGAAGTGCTGCCTGCGGGGCGTCTGATCTCGGCAAGGCAGAGGTCATAGACCAGCTCGGTGCGGGAAATTTCCGGGGCCGCAGGGGCAGCGGAGTCCGGCGTGCCGTCCAGCACCTGCAGGCTGGTCTTTTTGGCGGCGGCGTCGTAGCGCAGCACGATGCGGTCAATGCGGCTGCGCACAGGGTCCGCTTCGGTGAGCACCACGGTGGTGGGCTGCTCCATGATGATGCTGCGGCCCTTGAACCGCGCCGGGCGCACCCATGCCTGACCGGCGCTCACCTGTACGCTCAGGCCGCCCTGTGCTGTGACGGCAAAATCCTCCTCGGCGCTGTACACGCCGCTCAGCCGGGTGGAGAGGTAGCCGGAAGCGTCTTCGGCGTCATATCGGATGCCGTCTTCGGGGTAAGTAATGATATCGGCCATAAGTCCTCCTTAAGTCTTGTGCCATGTGGGCGTGCCCAGCCGGATGGTGCGGGTGGTGCCGCTGTCCTCGCTCTGGGTGATGATGTCGGCTACCCGCACCATGGCGGTGTAGCCCAGCTGGGGCAGGCTGGCGCTCAGCACATCGCCCACCTGCAGGGTGTCGTCGTCCACGTCAAACTCGATGGACCCGGTGCGCAGCTGGCTCAGCAGCTTTTCGCCGCCCCGGTCAGCCAGCTTTTCCAGATAGCTCTGGCTGGTGCTGGTCTCGCCGTCCTCCGGCTGCACGTCCCGGGCGTCGATGTACATTTCCCGCCGATCAGCGCCGGTGGCGTTTACATCCCCCACCCAGACGGTGGCGCGCTCGTCGCCCTCGCCAGCGCCCTGCACAAGGGCCACGTTGGCGTAGTCGGTGTCGGCAAAGCTCCACCCGGCATTCAGCAGATTGCCCCACTGGGGGCTGTAGCGGCGGTTCGGGTCGAAGGTGGGCCGGAAGCACTCGAAGAGCAGGCGCTTGCTGCTGCCCTTGCCATCCAGCACGATGCGGAACCCCAGATCACAGGCCTGCCCGATGGTCTGGCAGTAGTCGAACACCGTGCCGCCGGAGGTCTGCTTTTCAAAGATGGTATCAAAGCCGTACTCGGTGCCCAGCTCAAGGCGGGGCCAGGGCTTTGCGGCGCTCACAAGGCTGCGCATGGCGGCTTCCGCGTTCTGGTTCTTGATGCTCACCGCAGACACCCGCTTGGTCAGCAGCCACGTTGCCGGGTAGCCGGACACCACAAGGTTTGCGTCCTCGTTCTGGTTGGCGCGGGAGCAGATGCGCATGGGGATACGGGGGTTCTCGTCGCTGCGCACCAGCCAGCGGCCCTCCTGCAAAAGCTGCAGGTTCTCGGTGGTGGGGCGTACTTCCAGCGTGAAGCTGCCCTCGGAGTAATAGGGGCTGTCCCAGTAGAGGGACACCCACACATCCACCCAGCCCACGCGGGCAAGGGTGTCTGCGTCCAAAACGTCTATTCTCATAGCGGTTCGGGCAGGATGCCCGCCTCCATCGGGTAAAAGCTCACGGATGCCTGCAGGTAGCCGGAGCCGTTCTCGGCCTGCATACTCAGCACGTTATCGCCGGGCTGCAGTTCGGTGAGGGTGCTGTCCTCGTCCAGCTTGGAGAAGATGTTCTCGGTCACGCCTGCCCGGGTCAGGGTGCAGGCCAGCCGGTCAGAGGTGCTGCGGTAGATCTCCAGCGTCTCGTCCGGCTGCAGGGTCAGATCAAAGCCGATGAAGGCCCCGGTCTGCAGATCCACCACCTTGGGGTGTGTCACCGGCATGTCGCACCGCAGGGTGGCCGTGAAGGGCACCGGCAGCGAACCGTCGTTGCGCAGCACCGCCGCCGTGCCGTCCCGCTTGATGCCGTAGATGTGGCTGTCGTAGCAGACGGGGAAGCAGAACGCCTTTTCGTACCCGCCCAGCACGGCGGCTGTGGCGGTGATGCTGTACCAGAAGGGCTTTTCGCTGTAGAGCATGAGCGAACAGCGCGGCTGCGGCGTGTAGCTGGAAAAGTAGGGCGTTTTCTGCAGCACGAACCGGGCAAAGTACCGGTCGCCGAAGTACAGGGTGCCCTTGGTGAAGTATGGCATTTTTTTGCTGAAATCCCGGGCATTGTCCAGCGCATACGCGCCCCAGAACACGACCGACAGGGTGCGGGACACGCCGGAGACGCTCTGCCCCTCCACGGTGTCGCCCACCTGATTGACACCCTGCGCGGTTTTCAAGTCCACGTCGATGCCATTGAGCGGGTCAAGAAAGTAAGGTGTATCGTAGTCCCAGCCCAGATGCAGGACGGCACCGGCGTCGGTGACTATTTCGAGGTGATCCTTAAAAAGCACGGCGTCCTCCTTTCATCGGCGCTGGCGGCGGGCCTTGTCGGCCTCCCAGCGGGCTTCCCGCTGGAGGTCTGCCGCCGTCTGGGCCTTGCTGTAAATGTTCTGGGTGATATTGGTGTCGCCCTCCCGGTGGTAGCTGCGGGCGGCGGATACCACCTGTGCGGTGCCGGAAGCGGCCACGGTGGAGCCGAGGCGCATGTTGTCGGACAGCACCAGCGCCCCCGCCTGCCGGATCATATCGGCAAGGGCAGAGTTTGTCTTTTCCAGCGCCTTGGTGTTGGCGTTGATGGCGTCCTCAAGGCCGCCGGTGCCGGTGGTGACGTCCACACTGCCCATGCTGCCGGAGCCGGAGAACCCGCCGCCAGAGGAACCGCCGCCGGATACGCCGCTGCTTTTTTTACTGCCGCCCAGACGGGAGCAGATGGCCGCAATGGCAATGCCCAGCGCAACGGCGGCTGCGGCCACCACAAGGCCCATTGGGATGCCAAAAACGGTAGCGCTCAGGGCGGCGGAGATGGCGGCCAGCAGGCCTTCAAAGGCTGCACCGACCGCGCCGATCAGGGAAGCGACGCCCGCAAAAATGGCGGGGAAGCTGGACAGCAGACCTCCGCTCAGGCCCTGACTGATGGCGAGAGCCGCAGCGCTCAGCGGCCCCTGCAGGCCCTGAAAGACCGACACGAGGGTGGAGCCGAGGCCTTGCGCCTGCTGCCAGACCTCAGAGAAGCCGCCGGTCAGGCCGTTCACGATCTGCCCGCCAAGGTCGATAGCTCCCTGCACCAGCTGATCGCGGGCACCGCCCAGCGCTTTGTTGAGCTTAGTCACGATGCCAAGGGCAAAATCATGGACCTGCTTCTTCTGGTCGGCAGTCAGACCGCCGTAGATGGTGCTCGCCACCCACTTGCCGATGCCCAGCCAGTCCTGATTCTTGACGGCGGTGTACAGGTCATCGAAGGTGCCAAGCACGCCGGTATCTGCTTCGGTCTGCAGCTCCTTCCACAGGCCGTCAAAGGTGTCTGCGCTGGACTTTTTGATCTGCTCGGCCACCTGCACGGTGCCGTCGGCGGCGATGGTCTTGACCCGCTCGATGGTCACGAGGGCACCGTCCACGATGTCGTCGTAGACCTCGGTGATGACCTGCTTCTGGGTCTCGGTGCCGTCGGTCAGGGTCTCGGTGACGGTCTGGGTGGTGGTCTTGACCCCGTCTGCCAACGTCTCGAAGGTGGAGGTGACCGTCTTGGCGGTCTCCCGCACAGTCTCCATGGTCTGCTTGACGGTCTTGGTGCCGTCCGCAGCCACCTCTGTGATGGTCTTGACATCCTTCAGCACGCCGTCCACCATCTGCCGGGAAGTCTCGGTGATGACCTGCTTTTGCTGGGTCTTGCCGTTGGAGAGCGTTTCGGTGATGTTTTCGGTGGTGCGGGTGATCTTGCCGTCGATTTCGGTCGTGGTGTCCGAGATGGACTTGACGACTTCTGCGGCGGCCTGCTTCGTGGCCTTGCTGGCCTTCTTGGCTCCGCTGGTGATGGCAGGGTAGGGGTTCGCGGCTGTCTGGCTCCCGGCACGGCTGCTGCCGTTGCCGGAGCTGCTTGTGCCCTTCGGGACCCATCCGTTGTCATCGTCCCATTCGAGGTCTTTGTGGGAGCTGTCCCACTGTTTCGCGTTCTTGCGCTGGTTGTAGTTGTTGATGGCGTTGTTGTAGGCGGAGTTATAAGCATCTGCTGCAGCGCCGACACCGTTTTTCAGGTTTGCCAGTGCAGCCGCCGCGCCCCTGATTTTGGCGACCAGCTCATTGATCCAGTCCACCACCGTGCCGATGGCGTTCTGTGCGATCTTTTTCACAGACGCAAATGCGGAGTTGACGGCATTGCGGAAGGTCTCACTGGTCTTGTAGGCCGTCACGAGGCCTGCCGCCAGCGCTGCCAGCGCTGCCACTACAAGACCGATGGGGTTCGCCTTGAGAACCGCGTTCAAACCCGCCTGCGCGACTGCAAGACCGGTCGCGCCCGCTTCGGCGGCTTTGTGGGCAGCGGTCATGGCCGTGGTTGCGGCAGTGTGAACCACTTCAATTGCAGTCGCGGCAGCCACATAGCCCTTGTAGGTCAGAAACGCTGTTCCGGCAGCGGCCACAACAGCCGTCGCAATGCCGAGGGTCTCCTTGAGCCGGGCCATCTTCTCGTCGCTGTCGAGGAAGGAGACCACCACCTCGTTCAGCTTGACAACCAAATCACCCAGAGCCGCAAACAGGCCGCTGGTCAGCTCACCGGTCAGGGCGCTGACATTATCCTTCAGGGTGGACATGCGCCCGCTGAAGGTCTGGCTGGCTTCCAGCATACCGTTGTAGAACTGCCCGCCCTGGCTGGTGGCGGCTTCCACAGCCGCTTCCAGCTCGCTGAAGCTGACCTTGCCATCCGAAATGCGCTTGTACAGGTCGGACATGCTCTCGCCGGTGGCGTCGCAGATCTGGTTCAGCGGGTTGAAGCCCGCGTCGATCATCATGTTGACGTTTTCCAGCGTGACCTTCTGGGCGCTGGACATCTTGCCGTAGGCGCGGGTCAGGGTCTGCAGCTTCTCGGCGTTGCCCAGCGAGATATCGCCCAGCCGCTGCAGCACGCCGGTGGTGTCGTCTGCCGCAATGCCGAACTGCAAAAGGGTCTGGGTGCCGCTGGTCAGGTCGTCCAGCGAGAAAGGCGTGGACGCCGCCATTTTGCGGATCTCGGAAAGCTTTGTGGCGGCGGCCTCCTCGCTGCCCAGCATGACCTTGAAGTTGGTCAGGTAGCTTTCCATGGTGGCGTTGTAGTCCACGCCGCTCTTGACCACCTCGGCCAGTTTGGACGAAGCCTGTTTTGCAAAGTCCGCGATCATCTGCCCGGCGGCTACCGTCCACTTGCTGGTGCTTTTTTCGGCCGGGTCGCTGTTCAGCCTTACTTCGCCGGTGATGCTGAAATCTGCCACTGTGTCCACCTCTCATTCGGAGCGCGGGCACAAGGGCACAGGCTGTTATAACTTGATCTCTACCTCCCGCTTACAGGCGGGATTTTTGCATTTGACCCACACACCGGCAGCTGTGGCGTGCGGCTCTGCCCACACCGGCAGCGCCCGGCCGCAGTAGGGGCAGGGCACCGGGGCGCGGCTAATGCCGGAACCGTGCGAGGAACGCGGCATCGTGCTCTTCGACCGAAACGACACGGGCGGCACCCCCTCTCAGCTCAGCAGGCAGGGCAAAGCGCTCCTGAAGGTCGGCGTAGCGGTCGCGCATACTGCCCTCGTACTCGGACAGGTCCATGGTGCGCCAGCTCATGATCTTTGCCATGAGGGTATCCTCCGGCAGGGCCGCGAACAGAGCCCGGAAGCGGAACCAGTGCACCCGCTCCCGGGTCAGGTCGATGCCGTAGGCCTGCTGGAACGCCGCCACGATGTAACCGGCATCACACTGGTAGTCGAAGGCAAGACCGGAAGATGGCGCGGTACTGCTTTCAGCTGCGGCGCTTTCGCCTGCTTTTTCGCCCGCCTTATAAAACTCGATCATGTACCCGTAGGCGTCGATGATCTTCTGAGGGTCGTTCAGAAAACAGTGTGGGTCTTTGTAAAAACGCCAGAGGGCGCTGACCGCAAAACCGATGGGATCATCTCCTGTCTTGCCGCGCACATAGGTGTTGACCAGCCAGACCATGGGCCGGAAATCCGGGATGATCTCGTGTCCGTGCCACCGGGTGGGCAACTCGTCCAGCAGCAGGTCAGACATGGCGCTCGGATGCCAGCTGCAGAGCGTACTCTGCCAGCTGCTGCATGGCGTCAGGGTCGTCCCGCAGGGCATTCACAGCCTGCCGGGCATCGATCAGCTGGTCGGTCTTGCGGCGGGTCCCGGCTTCCGTGTCCGGCCAGAAAGTGTTGGTCTGGGTGATAGGCTGGCGGTTTGCCACCTGCGGGTGGAAACCCTCGCTGCGGGACACGGGTTTCTGCTTGCGCTGCTGCTTTGCCGCTGCGCGGCGCTGCTCGCGGTTCATGGGCTGGGCAGGCTTTGCGGCATAGCGCTGCTTCTCGGCGGCAAAGGCATTGCCCAGTTCCTCGATCACGTCATAGATGGGGGCCATGTTGTTTTCATCCAGACCCAGACGGGCGGATGCACCTGCACCGAGGATCTCGTCGATGCAGTCCATGGCAATGCGTGCCTGTGCACGTGCATGGTCGCCCAGACGGACGCCGCCGCGCCGGAACTGCTCCGACTCCTTGGCGCTCCGGCGCTGCATCCGCTCGTTGGCATCCTCAAAGCGGTCAAGGTCGTTGGCGTTCATCAGGGAAAATTCAAATTCCTGTCCACAAATAACCATGTTCTGGCTCCTTTCATTGGGCCGTGCCCCGGTTCTGCCCCGGAGGAATAAGCTTTGTTCACGGCATATAAAATCCCCGTTCCGGGTATGGAGCGGGGACTGTGTTTGAAAAAAATCAGCCCTTGACGGCCTTTGCAGGCGCAGCGGACTGGGTGGCGGGGTTGTAGTCAAACTCGTCCGGCGTGCCGATGGCCTTCACGTCGCAGGCAAAGGTGGCCTTGGAACCGGCTGCACCGCCCACGTCGCTGGTGACGATGATTGCAGCACTGCCTTTCTCGCCCTTGCCGGTGCGCAGGCTGAAATAGATGTACGGCACAATGATATCGCTGCCGGTACCGTACACGATCTTGTGGCTCAGCACAAAATCCTGAAAAGCATCGCCCACGCAGCGGTCGCCGTTGACGGCAAGGGTGCGCTGGGTGCCGGTTTTTTCGGTAACGTTGCCGGTGCGGATGTACTGGGCATCCTCGGTGGTGGCGTTCAGGGAGCCGGAATGCTCCTTCACATGGTCGGCGCAGACGATCCACTGGCTTTCCTTGGTCTGGGTGCTCTCGATCTGGAACGCCAGCACAAAATCGTTCGCCGTCTCAATGCCGGTGTAGCTGGCGCTGGGCGTCAGGCCGGACTTGGTAATGGCTTCGGATACGGTCATATCAAAACTCCTTTCATTTTGGCATGTAGTAGGTCAGGCGCATCTGCAGCTGCATCTTACAGCTGCCCGCGCTGTTTGTGACGATGTAGCCGCTGTTCGTCACGGCAATGCCGGTGGGGGTCTTGCCCCCGCCGCAGGCCGAGAGGTCGGGCAGGTTGTGCCGGGCGTCCTGCCGCATGACCCACTCGGTGAGCTGCTCAAAAAAGCCGCTGTTCTGGATGCTGACGGCGTCCACCTCGCTGTACTCCCGGCGGCTGAGGAAGAGGTAATTCTTCGCCATTTCCCAGCCGGAGAAATACTCGGTGATGATGGGATCACCGGGGCTGTCCTCGATGGAAAATGCGGTGGATTCTTCTTCCAGTCCGGCAATGCGGAAGGCCGCACCGGTGGCTTCCTGCTCTTCGGCGATCAGCGGGCAGGTCTTGAGCCATGCCCGCAGGGCGGCAATGGTGGGCTTGACAGTCTCGCTCATAAGTGACCCATCCCTCCCCAGAATGTGGTGACGGCCTGTGTGGCAATGTAGGCAATGGCTTCACCGTAATCGGCCAGAGCACGCTGTCCCCAGTATGAGCCGCGCAGGCCATTTTCACCGTGCAGGCATTCGCCTTCAGGGTGAAGATAGAACTGCTTGCGTGCATAAGGCGTGTCATAGACCAGCAAGCCTTCGTCAAACTTGCTGGCTTGATTCACGCTGTTTTTCAATATGCCGGTATCGAAGGGTACGTACTGGTCGATGAGAGCGGCGGCCTTCTGCGCGGTGGCGAACTGTGCTTTCTGCAAAGCAGCGGTTTTCTCTGCACCGAAATCGGGACGCCAGTCCAGAGACATCTGCACGCCGTCCACCTTGTAGCGCAGACCATAGGGCTGGTCAAAAATGGGCTTGCTCACAGTCTCAGCTCCCTTCCACGTGCCAGTGGGGCAGCAGCGGCTCCCGGTCGTCCGAGACAGCCGCCGCCGTACAGCACAGGTGCGTTTTTTCGAGTTTGGCATACTCTTCGGCGGTCAAGACAGGCACCGCGCCCTGCGCCAGCTTCCAACCGCGTTTCAGGGTCCAGTGCTTGGCCTTTTCCGCCGCAGACAGCGCCGCCCACTGGGCATAGGGCAGGTAGCCCGCCGTACACACGCTGGCCGGGATGCGGATGTGGGTGGTGCGCTCCGGGTCCTTGGCGGTGCCGCTGCCGGAGGTGGAGCGGCATTCCCGCCAGCTGCAACCCGGGAACACCCAGCACACCGGCCTGTCGGTCTCGGTGGAGGTGTCGTGGATGAGGTTCACCACAGTAACGGCAGTCTGCATCAGTCAAGCCCCCTGTACAGCAGATCGTGCGGGTCACTGCCCAGCGCGGTGCGGATGATCTCATAGGCTTCCTGCCGGGCGGCGGCGGTCACACTGGCATTGCTGCCAAAGGTGACGCTGTAGCCGTCGTTGGAGACGCTGGCAGCACCCGGCACAGCGCCCGCCGCAGACGCAGCGGCCAGCAGACCAATGATCTGCCCGCAGGCGTCCGCCAGCGCTTCCCGGCAGGCCTCGCACCCGGCGGCGTGGGGTTCTGCCCGGCCAAAGGTGGCGGCATCGATCATGCGGGAAGCCCGGCTGCACAGCACGCCGAAAGCAGCTTCCGGCACTGTGCCGCCTGCAGCCGCATACTGGTCATAGGTGCAGTAGAGCATGGCCTTACGCCTCGATGCGCTTGATGTACAGGGTCTTGGGCTTGGACACCTTGATGCCGTACACCTTGCGGCCCTGCACAGCGGATGCGCCGATGTACTTGCCGGAGCCGCCCAGATCCTGCAGGTGCACCGAGGTCTGCCACTCCATGACGCGGTGGCACCAGTTGGGGTGGCCGCAGATGAACTCGGTGGTGGTCTTCTTGCTGGCCACACGGGTGGTGTTCTCGAAATCCATGTTGTTGGACTCGTACACCGCAAAGCCCGCGATCTGACCCACTGCGCCGGTCTGCACCAGCTGCTGGGACAGATCGCCCTGCTTGATGAAGCGGTCGTCCTGCATGAGGAGCTCCAGATACTCGGGGCTGACGATCATCCAGCGGCCAGCCTGCGGCACGCCGTTGCGGCTCAGGGTGCGCTTTGCGGCCAGAGCTTCCTTGTAGGCGGTGGAAGCGGTGCAGGCGGTCTTGGTGGCGCTGACGTTGGCATCCTCTGCGCTCTGCAGTGCCTCGATGGACTTTTTGTCGATGGACAGAGCCATGGAGTAGCCTGCGCTGTCCAGACGCTCGGCGGTGATTCCGTCGGGCACGGAAGCGGCGTCGAAGCCGTCGATGATCTCGTTCACGGCCTCATCGCTGTCGATGTCCAGATCCAGATAGGTGGTGGTGCCGGCATCGGCATCCACGCCGTTTGCCTTGTCGTAGGCCTTGACGGCCACCTCAGTGTCGCGGACAGGGATCTTGACCTTACCGGCCTTGGGGCTGCCCTCATAGCGGTTGTTGAAGATGGTATTGTCGCGGGTGACCAGAGTCGCACGCAGCTTTGCATCTACCAGAGCGGAATAACGCTCCTGACTTGCATGTGCCATAGGGATCTCCTTTCGTTGTTACAGGTTCAGTTCAGGGTTCAGGGATTTGAAAGCGGCTTCCACACCATCGCTCTCGTTGGCGGGCGGTGCACCGTGCTCGGCTCCGGTGGAGACCACGGCCACACCGGCTGCACCGTCCTCACCAAAGGCCCACGGGTTGGCCTTTGCGGCTTCGTCCAGCGCCTTGGCAATGTCGGTGCTGCGGTCGGCAGAGCCCTTCAGGGCGTCCAGATCCAGCAAAGCACGCACCGCCTTGACGCTGCGGCCCTTTTTGCCCAGGATAGCGGCGTCCAGCGCGTTATCAAAGGCAAAGCCCTCGGCCTGCGCCTTCATGTCGGCCTTCAGCTTGGTGACCTGCTCCTGCAGGCCTGCCACGTCCACGCCGTCAAAGGCTTTCAGGCCGTCCTGTGCGGTCTTGAGCTGGGCGTTTGCGTTGTCCAGCCGGGTCTGCAAAGTTGCTGCGGCAGACTTCTCCCGGTTGATGTCTGCGCCGTTCTCCTGCATGATCCAGTTCAGCTGTTCGTCAGTGATGCCGGGGATCTTGTTCTTCACGTCTTCACGTTTCATGGGTGGAAACTCCTTTCGTGTGTGAGACCTCAGTTTTTTACACTGTTCTCTGTCAGTATTCGGTCTTGGGCGGGGTACGCGCCGCCCGCCGCATGGCACCGTTTGCAGGGATCGAACCTGCCGCTTCCGGTTTTGGAGACCGGTGCTCTGCCAACATGAGCTAAAACGGCATGAAAAAAGCACTGGGCAAATTTTGCACAGTGCTTAAAAATGGGCAAAAGAAAACCACCGTCCGGGTGGATGGTGGTTAGTAATCGCGGAAGGGGCAGGCTTCGCAGATCTTCTTCCAGTTCTGCTTTACCTTGAACCGGGCAGGAATACAGCGGTCGATAACGCCTTGATTAGATTGACAATCGCCGGGTTCAATCCAATCATCTACCAGTGGACACTTGACACTGGCCGCTGTGCCGTTCTTGTCTGGTCTATACTCTACATTACCCAAGAATGCCATTTTTCTTCATCTCCTCAATCAAGGCAGTGGTGTTTTCATCAAATTCAGCACGGCTGTATGCGGTACGGATTTCGTGCTTTATTGTATTTACGTAGGCGGCACCTTCTGTACCATAATACCGTTCAAATTGACCGTTCCAAACTGAGACAGAAATCTTTGCATTTCGGATGTATTGCTTTGCCTGTTCTTCGCTGACGCGATGCTCCCGCTCTGCGTTGATGTGAGCATCATCGAAGGTCAAGGCGTCTACATTGATTTTGGTCGGTTCAAGATGGATAACGGCAGCTTTCGGCAGCTTTGCAGCAGTGCGAAGGTTCTCTATGATTATAGCATCTTTCTGCTGCTTTTCATAGTCCTTCGCCGCCCAATTCGCCCTGCTGCCCTCGCTCCGGCCAAACTTTGGCACGCTGGTGCGGGCGCTGTCCACACGGCCACCGGTGGCCTGTGCAAACTCTGCAAGGCTCTGGCGGGCCGCTTTCAGGCGCACAGCGGCGTCGGTGGGGTCCAGCCCGGCGGCGTCCTCGGCCAGATACCGCTTTTTCCAGCGGCGGACGTTCCGCTCCCGGGCACGCTGCATTTGGGATATCTCGTAGGCGGTGTACTTTTTGCCGTTCCACTCGATGTCCCGGGCGTTCAGCTCCCGCAGCTGCTCCTGCGTCCATTGGGGCGGGTCGCCCAGCTCCGGGAACACCGCGAAGAAGGTGTGGCGGCAGTTCCAGCCGCAAAGGCCTGCGCCGGTGCCGTAGCCGGTGGCGGCTTCAAAATCCGGGTAGTGTTTACCCTTGTAATCCACCGCGCCGCCCCGGTGGAAGCGCCGTCCCTGCCATTCTGCATGAGAAGGACGGGCACCGCCGTGGGCGGTCGTCTCCACAAATTCGCAGCCCATCTCGTCCATGCGGGCCACCTGCAGCTTGCCCGCCGTCTGGTTGACGCCGGTGAGCACGGCACGGCGGGCGGCCACCTCGATGCTGTCCTTGTGGCCGCTGGGATAGGTGACCATAGGCATCTCGTCTGCAAGGCTGTCCACGGCCTGTTTGACGGCGGTTTTGTAGTCGAAGGCACCGGTGCTCACTTTGAGCCATGCAGCGTCCAGTGTGCGTTCAAAGGCCCCTGTGACGGTGTTTGCCGTGGTAGCGGTGAGGTTCTGCCACGTGCCGCAGGTCTGGCGGGCACCGGCGTCTAACAAATTGTTCAGGGCAGCGCTCTCTTCAAAGGGCTGCGGCTCTTTGCTGTAGTGGTAATAGATGGCATCCTCCCGCTCCATGGCTTCGGTGGCGGCCTGCAAAAGCAGCCTGCGGATGGCGGCCTCGCTCTTGCCGGTGTACTTCGCCAGCAGTTTCACCACGTCGTTGCGCAGCGCCTCGGTCTGCTGGTAGCGCCACAGCTGCCAGTTTGCGGTGGGGGTCACGGCGTCCATCTTGCCAATGCGCCGGGCCACGTCCTGCAGGATCTCGTCCTCAACCTGCTGCCAGAGCTGCACAAAGGCATCCGGCATCCGGTCAAGATAGCTCGGCGGCAGCATCAGGCACCCCCGAAGGTGATCTGCTCTTCGGACTGGCTGTCTGCCTTGGCTTCTTCTGTCCACTGGTGGGCTTCCTCCTCGCTCAGGCTGTACCGGGCGGAGAGGTACCGGCAGCGGGGCACGAGGCCTGCCAGAGCGTCCTCCCGCAGCTGGCTGGTGCGCTCGGCCTCGCTGACGATGTAGCTGTCGTCCCAGTTGACCGAGATGCTGGTCTCAGGGTCTACCGGCGCGCCCAGCAGGTTCTTCGCCGCCCACAGGATGGCCCGCAGAATGCCGATCAGCGCCGTCTCGATGGGGATCTGGTTCTTGTTGGCGTTCTGCACCAGATCCTGACGGCTGCCGGTGTACTCGGTGGCGGTGGTCACGGTGCCCTGATCGAACTTATAGCGGTGGCAGCCCAGTTTGCACTTGAAGCTCATCATGTCCAGTGCGTCCTGCACCGCCTGATGGTTGGAAGCGGTGCGCAGGTCGGGGTTATACTCCCGCCATGCAGCGGGCTGGTCGATGCCGCCTTCCGGCGTGGGCAGCTCGTAGAAGACCTGCCGGTGGACGGCATCCGGCGGCACGGCGTGCTCGGTGCCTTCCTTGTCCACCCACTTGCGGCACAGGGAGCGGTCATAGAAGATCTTCTTGCCGCCGAGGCGGATGTCCTGCCGGTAGTTGTCGAAGGCGTAATCCACCATCTGTGCCGCGTCCAGCGCCTCGGAGAAGATGCTCATGCCCAGCCCCATGCCGCCGTCGATGTTCTTGGCAGCCGCCGGGCTGAACAGGCTGAACCATGCCGGTGAGCCGCTGACCGTGATGCTCTCCACCATGCCCGGCGGGGTCTTGGCCTTCGCGAATTTCGGCGTGCCGGAGATGTCGTCCGTCACCTCAAACCATTCGTTGGTGATGGTGCGGCTGCCGTTCCTGACCGTGTGGGTCTGCAGGTAGACGGCAGGCTTGCCGCCCATCATGCACTCGGACACAAAGGCCGCTTCGGTCACAACGCCGCGCTCCACGCTGATGGGCAGGATGCAGCAGGCTGGGTCGTAGTCCAGCCGGATGCGCCCCTGCGGCGAAGGCAGAGCGTTGCCGGAGGCATCCACCGTCAGGTTCTCCACGCTCATCACAAAAGCGCCGGTGCCCGACCAGTAGGCCTGCTCAACAAGCCGGTTTGCGTTCTCCCAGAAATGCAGCTGCCGCAAAAGGCCCCCGGTCTGCTGTTCATCGCTGCCCAGCAGATAGGCAGAGGTGGATGCATCGCCGATCTGGAGAGTGGTCTTGTCGTTGAGCAGCAGGTTTGCCCAGTCCTCGCAGACGTGCTTCGGCATCCGCAGGGAAGCCAGACGCCGCGAAATGACGCTGCCGTCCGGGGCGTCCTCTTTCTGGTCGTGGATGTCGGGCACGTCGCCCTTCCACCACTGCCGCCAGACTTCGATGTTGCCGTAGTAGTCCGCATCGAGGTGAAGATGCTTTGTTTTGTTCAGGTATTCAATAAAAGCGGCAACGTTCATCTTGCAGTCAGTCTCCTGTAATCGCGCTCGATGGTGTACTCAAAGGCGTCGAGGGTATCAATGTCGGTGGTGCCGTCGTCCAGACGTTCATCCACGCCGGGGTGCTTCTGGCTCCACAGGGCGCTGGCAAGGGCGTCCCGCAGGGTGGCGGCTTCCGGCATATACCAAAAGCGCCCGCCGCCCATCAGGATGGATGTCAGGCGGATGCGGTCGATGATCTGGATCTTGGCGGAGTTATTGACCCGGTCGGCCAGCCAGGAAAGCGGGCAGGCCCGCAGCCGGGTGCGGATGTGGTTGATGAGCGTCTGTTCGGCGCTGTCGCAGAAAATATAGTGGATCTCGCCATACCGTGCGAACACGGCGGTGCAGAACTCAATGAGCTGCGCGGCGAGGTAGTCGGCGTCCTGATCCTTCGGGTCGATGCGGGCGGATGCCAGCCCCACGACCCCCGCGTAGTAGGGCAGGATGCCGGTGGCCACGAATGCGTGCCGGGAGCCGTTGCCGCCAAAGTCCACCCCGATGTGGATGCGCCACGGGCGGCAGGGGTTGGCTGCGGGCCAGAGGAAACGCCCATCCCCGGCGGCAATGCTGTCTGCAAAAGGCCGGTAGATGATGCCGCCCGCTGCAGCCCACTGGCCGAGGATGAAGCGGTTATAGTAGACCGTGCCCGCGTACTCCTTTTTCAGCTGAGCCACGAACTCCGGCGGCAGAGTGGGGTTGTCGTCGATGGTGTAGGCCTGACAGTAGATGTCCGCGTCGCTGTCCAGAAACTGTTTGAACCAGTGCTGGGGGTTATCCGGGTTGCAGGTGCCGTCAAAATGGCTGTGCGGACAGGACAGACGGCTCTTGAGCATCTGGAACACGCCCTCGTCCCATGTGGTGATCTCGTCCCCATAGGCGTACTCGAAGGCCGCGCCCTGAATGCGGGCAATGTGCTTTTTGTTGTCGGCACCCAGCACGTACACTTTGCGGCCGAACAGCTGCACGATATTGCCGGACGCTGAGGTGCGCACCACGCCCACAAGCTTCGGACCCCAGAGAGCCCGCATGGGCTCCAGCACGTTGCGCTCCAGCGTGCCGAGGGTGTTGCCCAGCATGACGCAAAGGCCCTCGTCCCGGGCCGCGCAGATGCGCTTGGGGATGGTAACAGCGCAGTCCAGATAGGTCTTGCCGGAGCGGGTGGCCCCGGTCTTGATGTTCCAGCGGTGGGAGCAATTGCGAAGGAACTCCTGCTGAAACTCAGTCAATGGCACTGTCCACACCTCCCAGCAGCTTGCGGGCAGCTTCCAGTGCATCCGCCGCCGGGTCCTCCTGCACGGTCTCCTCGCCCAGCATCTTCAGCAGCACCCCGGCGGCACGGGCATCACCGCGCTTCGCGGCTTCAGTAATGCCCATGACCACCGACATCTGATTGTCGATGTCCTCATTGTCCACCTCATCCCGCAGCAGGGCATTCACCCGGCGGCGGTCGGTCTCCGGCAGGCTGAGATAGTAGTCCGCCGCTTCTTTCATGCTGCGCTTGCGGCGGCGGGCCGCACCGGATGCAATGCCGCCCTTCTGGGCGATCTGTCTCTGTTCGCTCTCCGTTCGTTCGTTGAACGGGATGAGATTTTCTTCGTTGGCCACGTCACCACCTCTCTTGCCGTAAAATCAAAAAGCCGCCCGGATGGACGGCTTGGAATATTCAAAAAACGCCCGGCTGGTGCATTCAGGCTGTTGGTCGGGAAAGGTGATCCTCTGTGTCAGCCGGGCAGCACAAAGCCCGCAGGATTGAAGGGAGTAGACCTTTCCTGCGGGCTTCGGCATCTTAAATATTAGCAGGGGTTGACAGTATTATCAAGTCCGGTTCGCTCCGGTTCAGTCCGGACTTTTGATCTCCAGTCTTTTGATGGCCGCGCTGTGGCGCTGGAACATCTGGCTGCGGGAAATGTGGACGCTGACCGCGATGTCCGGCCAGTCCTCCAGCAGGATGTACCGCCGGAACAGGATCATGAAATCCACCTCATCGTCCAGCTGGCGGAACACCTCCATGATCTCGTCCCGGATGGCGTCGCACACGGCAGACTGTGCCTCAGCAGCCCGGCGGGCTTCGTCGATGCGCTCCACACTGCGGGGCAGAGCCTGTCCGTCGCCGCTGCCGCCCGGCACAGGAGAAAAGCGCTGGGTGGTGTGGGTGGCGTCGGTCTGCAGCGTGGCCAGCTCGTCCAGCCGCAGCAGCTCGAACCGCTTGGCTGTCCGGTACCGCCAGAGCCATGCCTTTTTCTCTTCGTAGGTCATTACAGTTCCTCTACCCGGACGAACACGCCGCAGGGGTCCGACCAGAATTTTTCCACGATCTCGCTGCACACCTGCGCGTCATCGGCCCAGAAGTGCAGGCGGGTCATTTCGTCCTTGAGGGCCTTTTCCAGATTGTCGGTGTCCGGCTTTGCGGTGCGCCAGCTGCCGTTTTTGCGGCCTTCGGCAGGGAAGCACCACTTGACCAGCAGACGCACCGGACGGCCTGCGGGGATGGGTTTTTCCGGCGCGTGGGGTGCCAGATGGGCGTGGAGCTTGGCACGGGTCTGTTTCAGTTCCGGGCTGTCGTGGAGCACGGCACAGGGCTTGCCGCCCTTCATGTAGGCGTGCAGCTGCTTTGCGTTGTGGGTAGTGGTGGGCGGCTGCATGGGGAGAAAGAATTGCATGTACATGGGGTTCACCTCGTTTTTCTTTTTCAGGTTTTAGCGCCAACGTGATGGGGAGGGTTCCCCGAATGGATGGGGGCTGTGGTCGCCCCATCCTTCGGGAGACCCCATCACAATTGCAGTTGCAGTTTTAGCTATTATATATAGGCTATTTTGCACTGCAAAATCTGCAGTCATAGCGGCTATAACTGCAAAATTGCAGTTTTTCGTGTCGTGCAAAATAGCGGCTATTTCTGCATTTTTACAACAAATTGTAATCCGACTTATTACGGATTGTTCAACCTGCGCTGCCGGGCTCCTTGCGGCCCACTTTCTCGCCATCGATCCAGAAACGTCCGTCATCTTTCAGCCGCGTCTTGATGGTGCGGGGCTTCAGGTCCATGTATTCAGCCAGCGCATAGACGGTAACTTCGCCGTCCATCATGCAGGCTTCAAAGGCGGTGTCCAGTTCGGCCTTTTTGTCCTTGGTCACCTTGCCTTTATCGCCCCAGCGCTTGGCGGCACCGCGGCTGCCCAGCGTTTTGAAATCGCTGTCCGGCTGCAGGTCCTCCAGCAGGCCGGTGTCCGGCTTGTGCACGGGGTAGTCGAACCAGAGGTTTACCGGGTCGAAGCGGGCGAACTCGCGCAGGGTGCCCTCGATGCGCCATGCGGTCATGCCGTCGGCCTGCTTCTGGGCGGCGGCCACTTCAGCATCGATGGCCCGCAGGTCGGCCATGCCAAGGTGTTCTTTGGCAATGGTCAGCATCCGGCTGCGGCTCAGGGCATCGTCCGGGCCGTAGGCATCCGCATGGCCGCGTTTATCCAGCATGGCCTTGATCACGCGGCAGGCGGCTTTGTTATGCAGCTGTTCCCGGATGGCATCGGTGGGGGTGAGCTCGGTCATGTCCAGCATGGCATCCGGGTCGCGGGCGAACACGCCGGAGCCGGATGCGCGGTCCATGCTGCGCTTGCCGCCCTGGGCACCTTTGCTGTGGTGGTGGCAGTAGATCACGGCACAGTCCAGCGCACGGCACACAAGGTCGAACTGGTTGCAGAACTTTGCCATCTGGTCGGCACTGTTCTCGTCGCCGGTGATGACCTTATAAATGGGGTCGAGGATCACGGCGGTGTAGCCTTTTTTCTGGGCCCGGCGGATGAGCTTTGGGGCCAGCTTGTCCATAGGCACGGACGCGCCGCGCAGGTTCCAGATGTCGATGTTCCGCAGGTTCTGCGGGGGCAGGCCGAGGGCAGTGTACACGTCCTTGAAGCGGTGCAGGCAGGAGGCCCGGTCCAGCTCCAGATTGATGTACAGTACCTTGCCCTGTGCGCAGGAGAACCGGCCCAGCCACGGCCTGCCTTCGGCGATGGCGATGCACAGCTCGATGAGGGCAAAGCTCTTGCCCGCCTTGCTGGGGCCTGCCAGCAGCATCTTGTGGCCCTTGCGCAGCACCCCGGTGATGAGGGCATCGGCCAGCGGGGGCAGGCTCTCCCAGTCGTCGGCCAGACTCTCGGTCTCGGGCAGCTCGTCGGTCTCCGCTTCCAGCCAGTCCCGCCACTCGCCCCAGCAGGATTTCCCGATGTTCGTTTCCAGCAGGGTCTGCCGTTTGTCACCGCGCAGGATGCCGGGCATCCGGGAAAGGCGGGAAGGGTTGCGGTTCTGCTGGTCGATGGTCAGGCCGTTTTTCTGACAGGCGGCGTAGAGGTAATCCACCCGCCTGCGGTACTCGGCATAGTCCGGGGCATCCACCTTGACGATGGCGTGGACGCTCTTGCCGCCGGAGTAGACCAGCGCGGCACAGGGCAGTTCCAGCTGCCGGATGATGGCCTGCTGCCTGCCCAGCTCCATATTGTCGCACTCCACGAGGGCGTAGCGGAAGTCGGTCACGTTCTCGTTGCGGCGGCCTCCGCCGTCCATGGGGTTGAAGCAGATCCACGCACCGGCTTCGGGGTTGTAGTCGCCAAGGGCAGCACCGATATCATCGCCGTAATGATCCAGCTCCATGATGAGCTGCCCGGCGGTCAGTTGACAGGAGCAGCCGTTTGGGGCAAAGCGCCCGTCCTCTTTCCGGTAGCTCTCGGTGACGTAAGCAACGTATTCCTCCGGCTCAAACAGGGCTTGCAGGTAGCGCTTGATCTGCTCTGCCGGGTGCCACTCTGCGGGCAGATCCAGCTCGTGGGCTTCCACCCACCGGGGATCTACTACGCGGCCCTCGGTTTGTGCACCGGGCCCGGCAGAGAGCTCGTCGCCCCAGTCCAGCGCGTGGCCCGCGGGGCCGCTCCATCCGTGGCTGTAGGCCAGCTGGAAAATGCTGCTCTCGGTGACAGGCTTTGTGCTGCCGTGGAAACTCTCCCACTTTTTGGCACACTCGCCCTTGTGGTAACGGCCCCCGTCCCGGGCGCTCCATGCTTCCCAGACGGTGACGGGCAGGCCGGAATCCTTCAACGCCATGCCCACCATCGTCCATTCCTCATAGGTCAGGGAGGCCGGGGAAATGAAGTCCAGCGCTTCTTTGAGTTCATTTTCATGTTCCATTCGCATCACCATCCAAAGATGCTATCCGGAAAGGCCGGTTCTGCGGGCGGCGTGTAGGTGCTGGGAGTAACGCCCTTGGGCACACCCCGCCAGCCGCCCGCCGCAATACGGTCGATCATGTGTTTGGCCTGCTCAAAGCTCCACCTGCCCACGTGCTGGAAGCCGTATTTTTCCAGACAGCGGATCTGCTTTGGGGTGGTGAGGCCTTCGTCCCGGCGCTTGTGCAGCCGGTCCAGCAAAAGGTTGGCCTTGCCCGCCGACTCCACGGCGTCCGGAAGGATGCCCAGCTTTTCCAGCGCGGCGGCCTGCTGTTCGGTGGGCGGGCCTGCTTCCCAGCCAAAGGCCGGCACATACCCGGCAAGGTCCTCGGCCTGAATGCTCATCTCGTACTGCAGCGGGTCCACCAGCTTTGCCTTTTTGCGGCGCTGCTCTTCCAGCTGCTTTGCAAGGGCTTCCTCCCGCTGGGTCACTACGTCCTCGCTGGCCTCGGCGGCGGCTTCCTCGATGTCCTGCGGGCAGCCGCTCTCGGCCAGATTTTCGGTCATCTGGCGGGCCACGGCGCGGTCCTCACAGACCAGATCCGCCGGACGGCAGAGCTCGTGTTTGTCGGTCATCCACAAAAAATCGAGGAGCAGCAGGTCGGTCTTGCCCGGGGAAAGCCGGGTGCCGCGTCCCACCATCTGGCTGTACAGGCTGCGCACCTTGGTGGGCCGCAGCACCACCACGCAGTCCACAGACGGGCAGTCCCAGCCCTCGGTGAGCAGCATGGAATTGCAGAGCACGTTGTACTTCCCGGCATCGAAGTCGGCCAGCACTTCCTTGCGGTCGGTGCTCTGGCCGTTGACCTCGGCGGCGCGGAAGCCCTTGGCGTTCAGCAGGTCCCGGAACTTCTGGCTGGTCTTGATGAGGGGCAGGAACACCACCGTTTTGCGGCCTTTGCAGCGCTGGGCCATCTCGGCGGCGATCTGTTCCAGATAGGGGTCCAGCGCCGTGCCGAGGTCTCCCACGGCGTAGTCCCCGCCGCTCATGGTAACAGAAGAAATGTCCAGCTTCAGCGGAATGGTCTGGGCCATGATGCGGCACAGATAGCCCTCTTTGATGGCATCGGTCAGCTTATATTCAAAGGCAAGGCTGTCGAACACCTCGCCCAGATTGCGCATGTCGCCCCGGTCAGGGGTGGCGGTGACGCCCAGCACCTTGGCGCTGCCGAAGTAGTCGAGGATGCGGCGGTAGCCGTCGGTGATGGCGTGATGGGCCTCGTCAATGATGATGGTGCCGAAGTAATCATGAGGAAAGCGTTCCAGCCGGGCGGAGCGCTGCAGGGTCTGCACGCTGCCCACCACTACCCGGAACCAGCTGCTCAGGCAGGTGGACTCTGCCTTTTCCACGGCGCTGACAAGGCCGGTGGAACGCTGGAGCTTGTCGGCTGCCTGTTCCAGCAGCTCACCGCGATGGGCCAGAATGAGCACCCGGTCACCGGCGCGCACCTGATCGGCTGCCACGGACGCAAACACGATGGTCTTGCCGGTGCCGGTGGGCAGCACCAGCAGAGTGCGGGTGTGGCCGTTCTCCCACTCGGCGTGGATGCGTTCACGGGCCTGCTGCTGGTAGGGTCTCAGTTCCTGCCCCATCAGAACGCCCCCTGTGTCCAGCCCTGCGCGGGTGCGGCCTTAGGCTGGGGCGGCGGCAGAAAGCGGATGACTTCGTTGCTCTGGCCGGTCTTGCCCGCGTTGGGGCCGCTCTGCTTGGTGTACTCCCGGATGCCCAGACGGCACCAGCCCCGGGCACCCACCACTTCGTTCCAGCGGGGGCGGAAGGTCTCGCCGCGCTTGCACTGGCCGATGCTCTCGAAAAAAGCACCCAGCAGGCCCTGCGTTTTGGTGTGCAGGTACAGGCGGTCGGTGACGGTGGTGTTACCCTTGGCCCCGCCGAAGATCTTCAGGGTCAGTTTTGCCATGGAGCAGGGCGGCAGCTTGGCGCTGCCCTCAAAGCGGGCACGTTCCATGCCGGTGACCTCAAAGGCATAATCGCCCTCGGGCAGGAGCACGAACTCCTGCTGTTCGTTGGTAAATTCGTCATCCCAGCCCAAGGCGCGGTCGGTGGTATTCATGTCGTTCATAATATATCTCCTTTATAATAATTCCTTGATTCTTGGCTCCCCCTTCGGGGGAGCTCCGGGGCTGCGCCGCCGCAGGGCGGACGGGCCCGGTGAGAGGGTCAAAACGGCAGGTCACGGCTGTCCAGCACCATCTGGAGCACCTGGGGCCATGCGGCCACCAGACAGCCCTCTACAAAATCGGCCGGATAGTCCCGGATGGGCATATCCTCGGGGAAATAGCCCCGCTTGCCCACCACAGCCTGCAGCTCCTCCGGGGTGACGTTGTTGGCGCTCATGAGCGGGGCCAGCTTTTCCGGCACGCCCAACGCGATCAGGTCGGGCACCAGCAGGGCTTTGGGCACCGTCTCGGCGGGCGGTTCCGGCTGCGGTGCGGGCGCAGGTGTGGTGCCGGGGATGCAGGCGGCAATGCCGGCATAATCAAATGGCATTTCGTCCGGCAGGCCAAAGCGGTTCTTGGCGTCCCAGCAGGGGTGATGGGTGGTGTACATGACCCGGCGGCCGCCGGTGACCTTGTTTTTTGCGTTGGGGGCGCTGCCGCTCTTTTCCACTATGGTCTGGTAGTTGACGAAGAGCAGCATGTCGCACCACTCCCGGATCAGCGGCTCCACCTGCTTGGTGGTTTTCATGGTCCAGCGGTCGTAGCTGCCCGCCGCGTCCGGCTGCTCGAACTTGGTGATGGCCGCGTGGGCAAGGATCAGAACATTGTGTCCGGTGTTCAGCACCTCTTCCAGCGCGTCCAGCAGCTTGCCGAACTCCTCCTTCAGGTAGGTGTAGCCTTTGCCGTAGCCAAAGCCCTCCAGCCCGTCCACCTTGGCCTTGGCACAGACGGCGTCAATGGCCAGCCGTTCGGCCCAGTCGGCGGTGTCGATGACCAGCGTGCCGCAGGGGATGCTGCCCTTGCGCACCTCGGCCACCTCGTCCAGCAGCATGGCCCAGCTGGTGGGCTGGGGCAGGCGCTTGACGTTCAGCCGCTTGGTGCCGCCCTCGGTGTCGATGAATACGGGGTCCGGAAAGTGAGAGGCAAAGGTGCTCTTGCCGATGCCCTCGGGGCCATACAGCACGGTCTTGACCGGGGAATCCTGCACCCCGGCGGTGATGGCATACTTGCTCATTTAAAACGCTCCTTTCGTCCAGCTCTTCTGCTGGGGCTTTTCGGTGACGGGCGGCAGGGTGGTTTCGGCATCCTTCACCATGCCGTCCTCAATGATGATCTGGCACTCGCAGCCGGTGGAGACCCGGGTGGCAATGGCCTGCAGGTGTTCTGCTTCCAGCCATGCGGAAAACTCCTGCAGGGTGGTCATGTCCATCTGTTCCAGCTTGTCCAGCAGCACAAAACCGCAGTCCGGGTTCAGGCGGCGGACGATGGCAGCGGCCACCCGCAGCTGGTCGCTGCCGGGCATATCCCGCCAGTGCTTGCCTTTATAGGTAAGGGCGCCGTCCTCCACGCTCAGCTCCGGCAGGGGCAGGTCGGCACCGTTCAGCAGGGCCATGCGGTCGGCCCGTTTCCGGGTGATGACTTCGGTGAGCTTGTCGTAATCGCTGGCATACCGGGCGGCTTCGTCCTCGGCCCGGGATTTTTCCAGATTGGCCCGCACCTTGCGGTTGGTCTCTTCGATGTCCCGGATGGAAGCTTCCAGTTCGGCGGTGGATTCGTCCTGAAGCTGGGCAGCAGATTTCCGGGCCTGAAATATCTGCTTTTCAAGGTCAGTAAATTTCGCTTGCGTTTGCTCGTATTCCTCTTTCAAATCTTCAATTTTTTCATCGAGATCACGCAAGGTAAAATTCAATTGATTCTTTTCATCAATGAGCTTGTCCAACTGGTTGCGCTTGCGCTGATTCTCGCCGTTGCGGGCCAGAATTTCCTGCTGCTGACGGATGAGGTCGGAGGCGCTGACCGGCTCCTCCGGTGCATCCGGGTAGGAGATCAGCTCCTCGGCAAAGTGCTTTTTCTGCGCGGCCAGCTGGCCGGTGAAGGTGCGCTTGTCGTACAGGGCCTTGATTTCAAGATCCCGGGTGTGGAGTTCGGTGCCGATGCCGATGATCCGGAGCAGGATGTCGGCTTTCTCCTTGTCGGATGCTTCCATGAAGCGGGGCAGATCCAGCGCCAGCGGCTCGATAAAGGCGTTGAGCAGCTGCTGGCCGCTGCGGCGTCCGGTGGGGTCGGTGACGGTCAGGGTGCTGTTCTTGCCCTTGCGCTCCACCACCACGCCATTGGAGAGCCTGACCTTGAGGTGGGCGGGAGCCACGGCCCCGTCCCGCTGGGCGGCGTCCGGGCGGAATCTGTCGCCGCCGAGGGCCCACGCCAGCGCATCCAGCACGCTGGTCTTGCCCTGATTGTTGTTGCCGCCCACGATGGTGAGCCCGGTGGGCGACGGCGTGAGTGCAACGGCTTTGATGCGTTTGACGTTTTCGGCCTCTAAGGCCATGATCTTTACAGACATGCGGATACCTCCCCTTGAGCGGATGCGAGTGTGTGAACGAACTGGTTGATCGCGGTCTCCCGCTGGTCGTCCGGCAGTTTGCGGAACTGCATTTTGGCGGACTGAACGATGCTTGTGATGGAGCGCCCGGCCAGAATGATGCTGTCGTAGGCATCGCGGGCGTCCTGTTCGCTGCCGGAAGAGGCCTGTTCCAGCCGCGCCTGCAGGTCGGCGGTCATCTCGGCGGCAAGGTCGGTGGCGATATCATGGGCTCGCTGGTTTGCCCGGCGCTCCACTTCCTCCTCGTCCACCACGGCGGCGATGGGCTGCTTTTTCAGGGCCGCATTTTCTTCCTGCAGCTTGTCGGCCCGGAGCTTTGCCGCTTCGGCCACCTGCCGGGAGCCGGAAAGCTGGCCCTCGGCATTTTTGGCCCGGGCCTCGGCCTTGCTCTGCATCTTCCATGCTTCCTCTTCCCGGGCTTCGGCAGAGTCGGCGCGCTCTTTCAGCTGGGCGTTCTGCTCTTTCAGGCCGCTGATGTCGGCAAGAGCGGATTCGTAGCGGCTTTCTGCTTCTTCCCGCTTTTCCGCGTCCTTAGAGGTCTGGGCTTCGGCGCTTTTCACCAGCTCCTTGAAATAGGCATTTTCCTTGCGGGCGTTCTGAGCGGACTTTTCGGCGGCATCGGCGCGCTCTTTTTCGGCTTTGAGCTGGGTCATGAGTTCCTGATACTCTTTGAAAGAAGTGATGTCGCCGGTAAAAACAGCCTGCTTGACCACCTCCGGGGTGCTGGGCTTGGCCGCTGCATACAGCAGCTTCAGGGGCTGCACGTCCAGAATGGACTTGCCCTCAATCTGGATATTGCCGCACTGTGCGGCAATATTTACAAGGCGGTCACCGGTATCCCGGCTGATGCCGACGGTTGCACACCATTTGCCCCATGTGCCATTTTTGTTGTTAGCGCACAGGTCATGGGCGTGTTTCGCGGCCATGATACGGGCGGTAGTGCTAACGATGAAGGTCTGCGCATCCTGCAAAAGCAGGGCGTTTGTCTGGTCGTCTGCACCAAAGTCAAAGGTGGGTGCGGCGGGATTACTCAAAGAGCTGCTGGAGGTGGCGGATAGTGCAGCATTCTTTCCGGTTGCATTGCCCGGAGCATCGGAGCCGCTGACAGCATCTGCCGTCTCCGTCGTAGGGCTTGACCCCTCCGGCGCTGCCGGGGATGCCGCAGTTTGGCTTTCCGCAGCAGTGGCAGCATCCGAACACTGCGCGGATGGGGTAGGGATTCTTCTACCGGTTCAATGGGCGCGTCCCTGCAGGGTTTGGCATCCCTGAGGGCGGTGAGCATCTGATCCGGAAGTTCGTAGTCATCCATCGGAATGAACTCGTCGCTGGTCAGAAACGTTTCCGGGGTCAGCCGCTTTTCAACGGTCTTGGCTTTGCCAAACTTCTGGGCCAGCAGATGACTCTCTCTCCAGACGTGTGCAGATTCGTCCCAGCGCCAGAACCGCCCACGGGTATAGGCGTAGTAAACATCGTTGCTGTTCTGGCTGATGATCATACCCGCACCTCCGTGTCCTTGAGGCGATCCAGCATCTCGGCCTGCACATCCTTGCTCATGGGCTGGATGTTGTTGCCCTTCCAGCCGTAGCAGAGGATGGGCCCGTAAAGCTGACGGCCCCGGTACGTCCGGTTCAGCAGGCTGGCGGGCTGGATGGGGCCATCGTACCGGCCCACGAACAGTACCGCCGGGGTGCGGGGCAGCACGATCATCTCACTGCGGGTGCCCAGCCGGTTCTCAATGGCCCACAGGCTGTCCGGCAGGGTGGTGACTACCGGCTCTTTGCCCGGTTCGGCTAAAATACCTTTCATTTGTAAAATCCTTTCTGATGTGATATCATCAAGGGTGATGGGGCTTTCAAATTCCATCACCCTTTGGGCTCGTCGGTGTTGGCGCACCGGCGGGCTTTTTGTTTGCCTGCATTTTCAGCAGCATGTACTTGCCGTAGCTCAGGCCGGCTTTTTCCGCAGCGCGGACATCGGCGTGAAGGGCAAGGCTGCTGCGCTCAGCGGCAAGCCCCTGACGCCGGGCCTGCAGTTCTTCATTGCGCCGGCGATCCCATTCAAGGCTCTGAGCGTTGGCGTGCTTTTTGCCGCATTCGGGACAGCGCTGGGCAGAGCGTCCGACATTGCAGAGCACCTTGCCGCAGTCCACGCAGATACGGGTGTAGGTCTTGAAGTCGCTCATGCTCAGCCTGCCTTCCTGTCGCTCTTTACGGTGTTCCGGGGCTGCTGGTGCACCTTGCGGCGCTCCTGCTGCTCCCGGTCATGGGCGGCAAAGCCCAGCCGGGCAAAGAACACCGCCAGCAGGATCAGCACCATAGCCGTAATGAACGCACCGTCCGAAACGGTGCCGCTGGTCTGACAGGTGCCCTCCAGCCCCATGCCGTACAGCAGGCCCACGGCCCCGCTGGCCACGGCCAGCCAGTACCACACGCCGGATTTGATTTTCATGCGGATTCTCCTTTCTCGACACGCGGGAAGAAATATTCCCCGATTTCATTCTGCCGGATACCCAGCAGCTCACACATTGCAGTGATCTCCGTGCTTGTCCACGGGTTGTGCCCGTGCATCCTGCCGCTCATGGTGTCCCGGCCAATGCCGATGTACTCAGCCACTTCCTGATCGCGGTAGCCGCAGCTGTGGAACCGTCCCCGCAGCTTCCAGTACGGGATCTGCTTGAAAGTGCCGCGAATGGTTGATGTGTTCAACATTTTATTCCTCCTTCTTCTCGGCCGGCAGCCCATCCAGCAGGCTGTCCATCAGGGCGGCGTAGAACGGGTAGCCTTTGGCAACGATGGTCAGGCTGTCAATGGCGTTGGTAAGGAAGCTCTGGGAACCGCGCACCACGTTCTCCATGGTGCGCACCGTGTCGCAATGCTGGCCGTAAATGGCCTTGAACTCGCCGCACAGGGCCTTGACCTGCATATACTTGGCCTTGCCGTCCTCGCGGTTCTTGCGGCACTCGTCCAGAAAAGCGGTGTTCTCGTCCAGCTTCTTCCGGGCTTCGATCACCCGGTCGATGGCGTTCTGGATGTTGGCATCCTGCACGGCCTGCTGCTCTTTGTGCTGCGCGGCCAGCTGCTTTTCCATCTGGTTGAAGGCCTCGATGTACTTGAGCTTCCACTGCACGGCTTCCTTGCCGGTAAAGCCCATGGCCAGCAGGGAAAAGCCGTCCCGGTTCATCAGGTACATGGGGTACTTCTGGTGGTTCTGCGGGTGGGTGTACTCGGATTTGAAGAACAGCGGGGTCTGCTCAATTTTGAGCACCCCCTCCGACATGAGGTTTTCAATGTCGCGCATGACATTGCGGTGCTCCTTGCCGAAGCGCTTGGCAACGTCCCGGCTGGATGCTACCGGTTCGCCGTTCTGGGTGGATAAGATGATGTCGTTCATGGTGAATATGTACCTCCTTGTGGGTGGCTCCCTTCTGCGATAGAATAGAGAGACAGAAGGGAGGTGAAAATATAATGTCGCTTGCAATAACTTTGGCAAATCAATACGGAATTGTGATGTCTGCGGACCGAAGAATAACAACAACGGTGACTCGGTCCGAAACAAATGAGACGGAATCCTTCGTCCTAACAGAGCATGAACAAAAGCTTTTTCTTACGAAGGCAGGACACGGAATTTCCTATACAGGAGCCTCATCGTTAGCAGGTGGACGACGTACAGCCTGCATTATTCGCAAAACCCTTGCACAGCTAGAAGAGTGCCTTTCCCTTGAGGATGAGATTCTGTCAGTCAAAAAAGAGCTTCAAGCATTTGCAAATGGACGAAATGTGATCCTTATAGGTGCGGCTATTTGTGACGGAAAAAATCGTGTCCTTTCATCTTCGTTGACAACGGATGAAATTACAGAGCATACGAAGGATGAAAATTGTCTTGCATTTTCAGGGGAATCAGATACTGTGATTAAGTTGACGGATATGTTTCCGGTGGATCGCAATGCGTTTCCACTGCAGGAATCTATTGACTATCTTCGTTTTTTAACCCGGTCAGTCGCAGGACTTCAGCATTACGCTCAAATGAATCAAACTGTTAGCGAAGCATGTGATGTTTTGGTGATTCAAAGCTCCGGAACAGAATGGATTACATCACCCGAAGTCCTTTACTGAATTATTTGAGGTCACTGCGTGATCCGCATTGACGGAACCTTCAATCACTCGTTTAGGAACTAAAGCGCTCTGAGGTTGCCGCTCTTGTACCGCCAGTACAAGAGCGGCAATTTCTTTGGGCTCACCAGTGATTTCAATTTTCATCTTCTTCACCTCCTTTCATGCCACGGGGCGGTTGTCCAGCTTCTTCAGACTGGCCACCAGATTGATGGATGCCGCAGCGGTTTCCATCTGCTCGAATGCGTCCTCGTCCATATCCTTGCACATGGTGTGAATGCGGATCACGCGCTCCACGTCCTGCTGCGTCAGGCCATACATGGCGGGGTTCAGGGAATTGTTCTTACGTGCCATACGAAGCACTCCTTTCTGTGGGTGGCTCCCACGACCATTCCGGCTGCGTCACCGGAATGGTTTCGACCCGTGCCACAGGGTCATCATCGGGTGGGTTGTGGATGGTGTCCTTCCCGTGCTATACTGGCGTAGGAAGGAAGTGTAAAAATGCTTGATGTAAAAACGCTGAAAATACTTAGGTTTTTAAATGAGCACCCGGATGAAACGTTTTCCAGTTATCAGATGGAAAAGTGCGGAGTGCCGGCAGACGGTGAAACGCTGGATTGGCTGTACAAGCACGATATGGTTTCTCGATATCAAGATGAAGATGGCTATGTGGATCCTTATGACGGACCAGACTACATCTATCAGATCAATGCCGGTGGGCGTTCGGAATTGCGCAGACAGCAGCACTTTGAAGAAACTGAAGAACGTGCAAAAAGAGCCGAGATTCGCGCTCAAAATGCAGAGATCCGGGCAGGTATCAGTCTTGCGGTATCCATCATTGCAATAATAGCCGCTTGGCTAAAATGATCAGAAGCGCAATGATGCTGAATGCAAGCGACAGCGCAGACTTGACCGTTGCAGCCTTTTCTTTCTTTTCGATGCGCGCCCAGCGCTCTGCTTCGTTCCTTTCCGTCTGGCGTTCAAACTCTTCGATCTCGCTTTCCAGCTCCGCCCGGCGTTCCTCTTCCATAGGTGCGATGGGCTTTTTGTTGTCGGTCATGTGGTTCACCTCCTTTCGTTGAGAGTTTGTTGTGATTTGTTGATTACATGACAAGTATAGGTCATTAAACAACATTTGTCAAGAGCGGGTTTGTTGATTTTTCCAACAAATCATCTTGACGTGCTGATTTGTACCTGCTATAATGATGGCGAAGGAGGTGAACAAAATGACGATAGGCGAACGAATTAAAGAAGTTAGAAAAAATGAAAAGCTGACTCAACAAGAGTTTGCTGACCGGCTGAACCTTAAACGGAACACCGTCGGCAGCTACGAGGTTAATGTTGTTGAACCCAGCGACCGTACTATTAAAGACATCTGCGATAAGTTCGGCGTCCGGGAAGCGTGGCTGCGTACCGGCGAGGGTGAAATGTTTGTGCAGGACACCCAGTCGGAGCAGGTAGCGGCTTTTCTGGCCGACCTGACCAAGGATGACAGTGACACCTTTAAAAAGCGTTTTGTTGAAATGCTGGCAGGCCTGAGCCCGGCGGACTGGGAGCTGCTGGAACGTATGGCCGAAAAATTGACGAAAAAAAAAGAGGAAAGCCCGTAAAGGCTTCCCTCGTGTAGTTGCTGGTTGCTTATCCGATCAGGTGGCTTGCGTACACCCACACAAGCCGCAGCTGGCGGAAATCGGCTTTTTCCAGCAGTTTCAAAATGGTGTTGATGTAATCTTGGCGTGTCATGATGCGGCCCTCCAACAGTGGTTGTTCTATTTGCTCATATTATACAACTGTTTGCTGTGTCCTGCAAGCAATATTATCTGCGCAAAAATCGAATGAAAAATTGGATTTTTTCGAATGAAAAAGGAGGAATGTTCAATGGCAAATTGTTCTATCTGCGGCGAGAAGATGGGAATCTTTGACAGAGAGTCTTGCTCAGACGGTTTTGTCTGTAAAAGATGCCGGTCTTTGTTTTCCGATCTTGGAATGGATTACAAAACTGTCCCTGCTGATAAATTAAAAGAAGGATGGAAGTTCTTCAACGACCGGCGTGAGCGGGCGAAAGGCTTTGAAAATCTGCAGGAACCGGGAACAATGGTTGCTTATGTGAACAGAGCGCAGCGACTTATGACGGTCGCAGGAATTCCGGGGTGGTTTACGTTCGATGAGCTTGTAGACTATACCGTCAAAGTGGATACAAAGGTTGTCACCGAGACAAAAGGCAGCGTCACTCGATCAATCGCTGGAGGAATCGTTGCAGGTCCTGTTGGCGCAGTTGTCGGTGGTAACACGGCAAAGAAGGTTTCACATACAGAAGAATCGAATCCGAAAATGTCGTTTGTCGTGGAATATCCGTTTGGAAGATTTGAGTCTCCGGTTTTTACATATTCCCGCAAGGTTCTGAAACTTTGCGAAGAAATCTTTAGCGAAAGAACAACAATAAAGAAAGTTCCGGATGTTTCATCCAGCGTTGCGGATGAGCTTATGAAGTTTAAAAATCTTCTGGACATTGGAGCAATTACAGAAGACGAGTACAATGCAAAGAAAAAACAGTTATTGAATCTATAAAATAAAATCACTAAACAAAAAACGCCCCCGGTGCTGGAACACCGAGGGCGCAGAAGGAGAAAATACGGGATGACAAAAGATACCGAAAAGGTCTTGCTGAAACTTTATCGTGCATACACGGAGCGCCGCAAAACCTTGCCGAAGTCTCAGGCAAAACACTTTGCATCAGAAGATGTGTCGGCTGCATTGCCGGGGATCCCGTGGGATGACGTGAGAGAGGCGCTTGCGGAACTGCGTGATGATGGCTATATCGACCTTTACATGATGGGTGCCTGCGATCTGTTTCCGAAGGCTATCGAGTACGGCGAAACGGCTGTCGAACGCGGCATTGACAAGGCGCTGGATGTGTGGAGTAAACTCCATTAACCGAGTTTCAGTTTGTCCACCGAAATGTTCAGCGTCATATCTGCGAGGGGATGGCCCGCATCGCACTGGATGGAGAAGCCTTTGACGCGATGGACTTCAACACCGTTCAACTTCATTTTGAAGTCTTTTTCGTCAAGATAAAGTTCGACGGCATTCTGACGCTCTGACATGATAGCACCTTTCTTTCTGTGTATGAATGAAAAGATTCGTTCACGTTCATTATACATCAAAATTATGCTAAAGTATAGCATAATTTTGATTTGCACAAACGAATAAAAAAACCTCCCCCGGTGTTACCAGCACCGAAGGAGGTTTCCGAACCGCTTGCCCGAAGGCGTCACGGCTCTGTACAGTAGATTTTGGCGAACCTCTGCACAGACTATGATACCACCTCCGGGCAGGCTTGTCAAAGTGTACCCTTGTGTATGGAGGTGGATTTTATGAAAAAACGGGTCAACACGGCATTTTGGGTCGAGAAGGAAAAGCGCTGGTGCATCGCGGTGCAGAAGAACGGCACCCGCAAGCGGTTTTACAGCAGCACGCCGGGCCGAACAGGACAACGGGAAGCAAACGCAAAGGCCGATGCCTGGCTTGACGACAGCATCCGGGACGGCAGGAAGAAGGTGGCCACGCTCTATGCCGAGTGGGTGGAAGAGCTGAAGCTGACCTGCGGCACGTCCTATGTGATCCAGTGCAACAAATACGGCGAATACTACATTCTCCCGGTGTGTGGGAACATCCGCATCGACGAGCTGACCGAGGGCGATCTGCAAAAGGCAATTGACATGTCTTTCAAAAAGCGCTGCCTCAAAAAAGGGGGAAAGCGCACGAGTGACAAACCTCTGAGCCGCAAGACCCTTATGACGATCCGCTCAACGGAGATCAGCTTTTTGAAATGGTGCCGCCGGAACAGGTACAGTACGATGTTCCCTGAGCTGTCGATCCCGAAGAATGCCCGGATGGGGAAGAAAAATATTTTACAGCCATCTGCATTGAAAATCCTTTTTGACGTGGATAGCCGCCTTTACTATGGAAAGCGAGTCTTTGACGAATATATTTATGCCTATCGTTTTACGGTGGCTACAGGTGTACGCCCGGGGGAGCTTGTGGGGCTCTGGTACGGCGACATTAAGGGGAACACCGTCAATCTGCGCCGCAGCATCAACCGGATGGATGAAGAAACCACCGGAAAGAATGAAAACGCTATTCGTTCGTTCGACATGGGGAAGGAAGCCCGTGAGGCATACGAAGCGCAGGTGGCCTTGCTGAAGGCTTCCGATATCCCGCTGAACTATACCACCCCTTTGTTCCAGATCCCGAACCAGAGGGCTTTATTCAAGCGCTGGAAGAAGTACCAGAAGGATAACGGAATTGAACCACAGGTTACGCTGTATGAGATGCGGCATACGTTCGTCAGCGTCGAGTCCGGCGTGCTGACCGACAGCCAACTGAAAATGCTGGTAGGCCACAGCAAGAACATGGATACCGCAGGGGTTTACCGCCACGAGCTGGACGGCCAGAGGGAAGATCTTGCTACCGCTACCACCGCGGCATTCAAAAAGGCACAGGCCTGACTCTGGTAACAGTTTTGGTAACACTCTTTTTTGTAAATGTAGCAAAACACATGGGTTACAAACCAACCCAACTACCTTTTCAGCAAGTGTTTAGGCGCGTTGTAGATATGCTTTTGACGTCACTCAATCATTTTTTGTTGTTCGACCCCCACTACCCGCACTAAAAAGTACGCTGATACGTTTGTATTGGCGTGCTTTTTCTTTGCGCCATTTTGCAGGCAACATTGGGTTTTGCGCTGTGTTTTTTGAAAACACCAAAATATAAATAAAAAATCCTACGGACATTGCGATTTTCAACGCAAATCCGTAGGATTTTTGGAGCTACTGACCTGATT